TAGATATAAGTGTCTATAACTAATTTGCTATGATCCATTACACGAACAATCGTGTCGTCTTCAAAAGTTATAGCGACACGTCCTGCTTCTGTTTTAACGTTATCCATCTGCTGAATCGCAAAAGCTAATTCAGCTCCATAAGGTTTATCCCTTACTACCTGAGCATTTCCTTTTAGTTCGCTTATATTTCCAATACTAACAGCTTGTGCTTGTACCACCGTCACTCTGAACGACACACACAGTAGAAGTAGTAGAACCGACGCTAATAATTTTGAGCCAATCATTATCTAATGTACTTTGTTGTTGTATATTAAAAGTTCTGTTACTACCTGTATGGTCTAACCAAAAATAACCTCCAGCATAACCATCTCCATCGTAAGTAACAGCGTTATCAGATCCATCAATGTCCATGTAATTAGTAGCCGCATCTATATCAATAGCTGCTGTAATACTATTACTTGAACCGTTAATAATCCAATCAAGATCTAATGTTGTTGCCTGCGCTGCCATAGCGTGATTTAATGTAAAGGTATTGCTATTACCTGTTACATCAACATTTACATTAGATGAGTCTGCTCCATAAGTATTTGTTTCATCGGTACTCATATTGAACGTATTTGAATTACCGTCAAACTCGAAAAAACCTATATAGGAATCTGCCCAAATATCTCCTAAGAATTTATTGCTGTCTCCTATCTGGTTTATATCTAAAGTCAAAGCTGTGCCGTCTAAATCTAAAGCTGTCATGCTCCCTGCTGCAGCATCCGCTCCTCCTATAATATTTCCCGAACCCAACTGCTCAAGGTCGATATTAGTATTAGATGATCCAGAACTCTGGTCAATAAATATTTCGTTATCTGCTCCGTATAACGTCGAAGATAACATCAGTAATAATAAAAGTCTTTTCATTCTTTTACCCTCCAATAATTATTTTCTACACCCTCTTTTATTGTTTCTAATACCGCTGTTTCAATCGCCATTTGTAAGGCAATGCTGGTCGGCTCATTTTTTACCGCACCTCCTTCAATTTCGATTAACTCTGTACTATCCGAAACAAACCTAAATATGTCGTTATCTAACGACGCTGACAAAACTGTTTTTGTAACTAAAACTTCTGTTAAAACTCTTCCTGTACTAACAGATACTGTTCTTAAACTTACTGTGATGATGTCTTCCCTGAACTGTCTTGAAATACCTATGCCTAAATTTCTAGCTCCCATGCCTCCAGAACTTATATTAGCTTGATAAGACAAAACACCACCTGTCATTATCATATCGCCAAACTTAAGCGGCATAAGTTTTTGTTTTTCGTCAAACGTTTCTCTAGTAGAACGTATTAACTGTCTCTCTTTAGTTACTGAATCTAAAGAAACACGTTCTACTACTTCGAAAAATCCAGAATGTTTTAATGCACGAATAAGATATGCGTGTGGGGCTTGTGTAATAGCTGTACTAAAAGTAGCGTATTTAGAGTTAGACCTTCTTTGTCCTGTTTCATCTTTAAAATCATTAGCATAGATAGAAACCACAGGTTTTCTATTCGGCTCAGGAATGTTAGCTAAATCAGTATATAGGTCTACAACTTGGGCTCCCTTGACACGCTCAACTGGTGGTAAGTTGTTGGCTAAAGGGTCAATCATTAGCGTACAGCTAGAAAGTAAAACCACCAATGGGGACAACAACTTCCGTAACTGTGCCGTCTTCATCAGTGATAGTAACCTTAACTTCTTCATCTGTTATCTCATACTCTATGGTGTTTCCGTCTAGTTCCATAGAACCGCTTTTATTGGTATCTTCTCCAAATAATGCTGCTTCTACTTGTCTTGCGATATTTGCATAGATTCTTGAAGTGAGGTTTCTCATAAACCTAGCCTCAACAGTATTGTTTTCTTCTCTTTCTATTTCGTCTTGTAATGCTTTTATTTCTTCTGCTAATGCTTCTTTACGATTTGTTTCTTGATTTTCGATAGTTAGATAATGACTAGACGTACCTGCTCCACTAAACGAAGGACTTTTGAATTCATGCACCATTTCGTCAGAACTTATGTTTGTAGAAACAACTAGAAGAATAATACCTATTCCAACAATTACTAAGATTTTATCCCAATCTGTCATTAATCTTTCCGTTGGTCATCTCTATCGGCTTTAGCTATTTTATTACTGTCGATAAGCTGAGGAACACCTAGTATGGTTTTGATTAATGTGTCTTGTCTAATAATTTCGTTATCTAGCGACCTAACTCTATCTATTAATGCAACTAAAATACCGTGTTGTGAATCTAACTTTGTACCTAGTCTTTGTTCCATTTGTTCTATCTGATCCGCCACTTTATCATCTAATACATCTAGTTTAGTTTCCATACCATCAATAATTCTATTGATAAGTTTCCATATAAAAAACCCTAAACCTAATGCAGCAGCTATTGGAAAGCCTACTTCATTAATAAATGTGACTGCTTGATCCATTAGTCTTGTTTATGCGAAGCTCCAAAGTAAAAGCTTATCACTGCTGAAGCTAATCCACCTAAGTATCCGAGCACTAAGTTTATCAAAGCCTCTGAGTTCTGTTCGGGGGGCTGGATGGTCACTAAAAATATATAACCCATAAACCCACCAACAACAGCTATACCCATAATACGAGCTGTCCAATCTTTTGAAAACTTACCTCTAGCGTCTTGTATATCTTGTGTTTCTAATTTAAAAACATCGACATCAAGTTCTTTCATTTTTACTTCAAAATCTTTTTCTACTTTTTTCAAAGCTAACATCTGTTCTGGTGTGGCAGACTCTATTGCTTTTTCTATTGCCTTAGGTTCATTTTTACAGCCTAATACTTCAGAAATCATATTAGCCGCCATACCCCCCATTGGACCACCTAAAGCAGTTCCTAACGTAGGAGCTACTGCGCCTACTACATTCTTTAACAATCCACCTATCTTCATTTTATTTCCTCTGGGTTAAACAAACCTTTTTCTATAAGAACATCCCTGTTACGCATGTGTTCTTCTTCTATATCGTCTTTCGATTGTCCGTGGTAAGCGACCGCTAAATGACATTTAACCATAAGTTGATTAATATTTTTACCGTCCACAACTACATCGCCTAAAACTCTTCCAAATTTACCTCTTGAGTCTTTCAGTTTTGTTTGTATGACCACCTTATCTCCTTCTTTGATAGCTTCTTTTAAGAAAGCCCCAGCCATTTTTCCTCTAGCCTTCTCATCTTTGTTACGAGTCCGTGACTCGGGAGTATCAATACCATATAAACGAACACGAGACTTATAAAGAATATCAAACCCAAGATCCAGAACAACGTCGATAGTGTCTCCGTCAACAACTTTTTCAACCTTACAACTGTATTCATACATATTAACATTTCCACCTTTTTCTTGCTTGTCTCAACCTAGAATTAGGATTTTTTGCGGCTTTAGGAAACTTTTTCATTTGACCTGCGGACCTTGCGCAATAAGACTTTCTTCTTTTTGCTGCTTTACTACCTTTTTTAACTTTACCTGTAACAGCTGTTTTAAGTTTAGATCCAGGGTTTGCTCTACGATGTGCTGCAACTCCTTTTTTGGTCATACCTGCCCCACTTTTAGTGGGTCGATAATTAGCTCCTTTTCCTTTTGTAGTGCGTCGTATAGATTTTTCTTTACGCTTTGCTGCCATTATTTCTTTTTCTTTTTAGGTTTCTTAGCTGTTTTAGCAGAACGTTTAAAATCCGCGGCGGTAGGTGCTCCTTTAGCTCCTTTTTTACGCGGTTTTCTGCCCTCTGCTTTCTTTTTATTAATATTGTAATAAAGACCTTTTTTAGCTGTCCTACCGTCTTTAGTTTTATGTGTTTTCTTTTTTGCTGCCATTACTTTTCCTGATATAAGTTATTAAAAGTTATACTTGGATCTAAATAACTTTCGTGACCTTCAGCAGAATGTTTTGTTTGCGAAGGTGTAAAATCTGGTGCACCTTCTCCAGTTACCCACAATGCAGGGCTTGTTGCTCTTACTCTATTATTAGGTAATGCAACTAAGTTACCCTTCCACTCACAATCTTCTGTAATATATAAAACATGTGATTGTTTGTGTTGTGCAGGACAATCTGCAATTTCGTTATTTGTATAATCCACAGTAAACATATATTTACCAGTATAAAACTTTCCATCTATTTTGCATAGCCATGGACTAGAACTAACTCTATCCATAACTATTACAGAATGATCTCTTGATTCACAATCCCAAGGTTGAGCTATATGATCCTGCATAGGCTCTCCCCACTCTTCTAAAGGAATATCGGCTATTAATCCTTGTATCGGCATTCTTGCCCACATCGCACCGCCATGAATATTACCCTCTTCCCAATCATCATATTCTGTTTCACAACCTGTAAAAACAACTTGAAAACTTAATGAACGATCAGGAATCGTATTAACAGCGAATGCGATAGCATGTAAGAATTCTCCGTGATAATCGCTATGATTAGCAGTAAATTCCCTTCTCACCCAACATTTAAAATGTGGAATATTGCTAATAAGATGTGACACTTATTTTCTTTTACGTGTCATTTTTCTTTTCTTAGCACCACCTCTTTTTTTACCTTTAGAGGACTTAAGAGCTCCTCCTTTTTTCATGTATTTAGACTTTTTCATTCCAGGCATTTTATTCTCCTTTTAACATTTTTTCTTTTAATCTAACTGCTCGATTACCTACTTGAGTTGCCCACTTCGAATCCATCATCTCTTCTGAAGCTTTTTTCCAATCAGCGTCTTGAACAGCAGTTAAAAATTTTACAAATTTGCTTAATCTAGGTAAACCTAAATTAAACGCCATATTAGCTAACACACGCTGACGAACATCATCAAGATCTTTCCACCAACTCATGTTTTTATCTAATTCATTACAGACTATATCTATGTCATTATTAAGACATTCTAAAATTCTTTTTTCTGAAATAGGAGTACCTACAGGTTTTCCATATTCTTCATCTTTTTCTAAAACTAAATGCCCTACACCGAAAGTAGGATACCCAAGGTGGTCTAAATATATTTCATATTCATAACCTTCGTCTTTTATCAATTCTTCGATTAATCTATCTTTATTCATAGTATTGATATTGTTGTTGCTCCATTTGTTGAAACCGTAATTTTTCCAAGAGAAGCAACGCCTTCTACTCCTTGTTCGGTTCCTGTGTAAATATTTACCCATTTAAGACCATTCCATAATTGAAGTTGTTTTGTTTCTAAATTCCAAATTAAGTCTCCGTTTTCAAATTTATTTTCATTACGTTGTGTTTCATTAAAAGCAGGCGTAGCGCCTATGTCTACTTTATTTAAACTAAGTTCTAAAACTCTTACAAGTCTATTAAACGTTTCGGGGGATATTTCACCTATCGCGACAGGAAGTTTTGTTTCTAATATTTTAGCCACTATCTTCTGCCGTTAGGTTGAACATCCATACGAGTAGCGCCTACTCTAAATCCGACACCTAGTCGAGCTCCTTCTGAGTTATCGTCATCAGATTCAATTCTTAAAACTGCTTGCCTTGCTCTAATTCGAGTATCTATTTTAGATGTACTACTTGTACACGTAGCTGTTGTAGATGTCGACAAACTTTCTGCTGGAAAATTTCTAGTTTTAACAACCATGTTTATAGTTTGCCCATTTCCACCGCTTCCTGTAAATTTTACATCAGGAATAATTCGTTTAATTGATTGAAAATCTTCTCCTTCGCCTAAATCAAAATCACTAGATTCTATAAATACATTATCCATCGGTAAACCGTCTGCGTCATTACCTGTTTCATGATTATATAAATATCCAACACCTGTTGAAGCATCTGTGTAAGTCGCCATAGGATTATTAAATATTCCTTCATCAACCCAAGCCGACCTAGTTAGTTCACCTATAGTCCAAGACCCTTCTTCGTAGTTATATACAACATACCTATCAATAACTAAAGAATCTGCCGAACAGTAAAACCAACCTACTTCATCAAACTCTTTATTTAAAAATCCAAATGTTTGAAAAGACTGTCCTTCATTTAAATCACTAAACACGTAATTTTGAACAGTACATGGTATATCTCCAAGAGAACCGTTATATGTATAAAAACCTTTTTTATCCATCCAAAACACACCCTTAGGTGAATTTACTGCGGCATTGGGTCCAATAAGTCCTACACCTTCGTTTACTAAATTAACGCCGAAAGTAAAGGGTTGACCAATAAATGTCATTGAATATAAAGAAGTATCTGTCCAAACCAATGTTTCTTGTCTTGCTCTAATGGCTCCAATAATTGAAGATCCTGCAGATAATCTTAAAGACCCTGCCGTGTTAGTAGCTAACGGTTCCCATTGCGTTACGTTTTCTTGATCGCTCCAGGCTATTAATAAAGGATCAGAAACACTGGTTCTTAAATTATCAGCGCTAAGTGGATCAGCTCCAAAACAAACTACATGTCGATCTATATCACTTACTAATACTTGCAGTGCAACTGTTGGAGCTTTATTTGCACCGCTTAAAGCTGTTAAGGCAACTGCTCTTTGAGAAGTACCTGAACTTTCGTCCCAATAGAAAACACCTCCGCCTCTGGGATTTATAACTAAATCTTCACCAAAATTATCATGAGACCATAATCGTAACTGGCTAGACGCTGAAATAGGACTGACAGATCCCCAAGTTCCAGAACTCCAAGTTCCTGCACCCCAACCAGAACCTTCTACGTAAACATCTAATCCAGTATTAATCTGATATGCGCCAACTGTAGAACTTCCTCCATTGCCGCTGTCGCTACCACTAGCTGTTACAGTAGCTCCTGATGTATCTTTAGCTGTTATTGTGTAAGTGTTAGTTCCTGTAACTAACAGTATTTGATATTCTTGATTTAATACAGTAGCCGTAACATTACCACCTAAACTAGCTGCTCCGCTAAACGTTACAAAATCGTTTGTAGCTGCTCCATGGCTGGTATCTGTAATTGTAACGGTTGAGCTACCGTTAGTTGCAGCAAACGTTACATCGCCCGCTGAGGTTGTAGATCGAAGAGGAGTGACGTCATTAAAAATATCTCCCTGCTTAACATAATACTTAAAAGTGGTACCTACGCCTAAGTATTTAGTAAGACCTAAGTCTACCCAAGTATGTAGTCCTCTAGCAGTGCCTACAAAAGTATTTAAAGTAGCTTTAGCCCAACCGCCAATTTTTTCAGGAAGACCTTTGCGAAATCGAACAAGGTTAGAATTAAACCAACCACCCTCGTTAGAATAGTCAGTTCCTTCTTTGTTAACTCCTGGTCGAAAAATGTATTTTTGTAACGGCATTATTCATTTTAAAATAATTGATCAGCTAAAATAGCTCCCGCACTTAATAGAAGTGTAACTAAAGTAGCTATAACAAATAACTCAAGACGTTTTATTCGGTGGATAGTCTCTAACCAACGCTCTGTGCAAACTGCCTCGTGTCTTTCAATATGCGCTGCTACTTCCATCACGGTTCTTTTAGGCATTATTTATCTTTAGCTTTGCCTATATTTAAAGCTAAAAAATCTATTAGTTTATACAATTTAGCTAACCATTTATCTCCTTGCGGAGTTGGTGTGACCGCAGCCACAAGTGAGGCTATAGCAATAATAGCTGTAATCCACATAAAAATATTAATCCACATCATTATTCTTCTCCCTTTCCATTTAAAACAGGTTCTTCTATCACTTCTAAGGTACTTTGATAACCAACTAAGGCTGTAACTCTAATATCTAATTGATATTGTAATTGAGCCATTTGCTCTCTAAGGTTTTGTATCTCTTGTTGCAAAGTTTCGGTATAAGCGATTCTTTGTTGTAATTGAGGGTCTACAGGTTGTTCTGTAGTTTCAGTTGTTTCTACTGCTTTCTCTTCAGTCATTTTTTATCCTTATGAATTAGCCGATATATAAGCTTTACCAGTCGTTACTCCGCCACTACAAGTAGTTTTTTTACTTGAAGATGATCCTTTTACGTTAGGTGTATCATCATCTGAATCAACAGGTTCGTAAAGCAAGATAGTTTCTAAGTGGTCAACAT